GTAAAAAACATCATTATATAAATTAGAATGTTGTTTATAAAAAGCAACCAATAATTTTATACATATTCTCTTTTCTTCAACAGTGTCGTTGATGACTTGCATAAATTTATTTTCTTTTGTTTTTTTCTTTCTCATTTAACTATTTAACATTTTATCAACAATAGATTTAACTTGTTCCCAATCTTTTATCGGAATACTAACACTAGAAAAACCACCATTTCTTATAGCTATTATATATGTTCCTTTCACTATATAATCTTCTCTTATATCAATAATAATATTTTTATCTTCTATAGAAGATTTAAACTCTTTTCATAATTTAGCTTCTAACGTTTCAAAATTCTTTTTCTTAGAAATGTATTCATCTATCAGTTTCATATTTTCACCTCAATTGGTTTATTTGTTAAGTTATAACGAAAATCTACAACACTTGCATTAATAAATGTAGTGTTTTCCTTTTTCTTTATTCCATAAGCTTCATGTATATGTCCAAATATATGATACTTAGGCTGCACTTTTAATATCTTATGTAGTAAGTCATAACAACCTACTTTTGATTTAAAAGCAGTCTCATCTAAAATATCATAAGGTGGTCCATGAGTAATTAATACATCTGTATTATCAGGTATTTTATTCCACACTTTAGCACTCTCATCTCCTCTTTCTCTCATAAAATACCAATGTCCAAATTTTGGAGATACTGGAGAACCATAAAAATTAACTCCCTCTATTGTTACTCCACTATTTTCTAAATAAATATAAGGTGCATCTTTAACACAATTAGGATTTTCAAATATATATTTATCATGATTTCCAGCTATAACAATTTTATGTTTATAATCTAAAGACTCTATCCAATTATTAAAATCATTAAATACAGACTCCCCATGATAAGTGTCTATATCACCAGCATGAATTAATACATCACCTCCAGGCAATATTAAATCTCTATAAGTACTATGAGTGTCGCTAATTATTACTAACTTCATTTTAATAGTTTGCAGTTACTAATCCCTTATATATGTAATTAATGTACTTATCCTCTAATAATTCATCTACAGAACTTACTATTATACTTGCAGTATCTATAATAAATGGATGTTTTACATAATGTTTTTCAGTAGAAATAACTATCACTGGAGTTTTATACATCCAAGCCCATGCTAACTCATAAACAGTACCTGTTAAAGGTCTTTGTTCTCCAAAAGTATCTAAATTAGCTATAATTAAATTAGAGATTCTAACACTACTATGGTCTCTATGCACTAAAGCCTTTCCTGGTAAACTACAAGATAACCCATCAGCTGACATTTTTTCTAGCTCGCCATTTAAGGGGTCAAGCCAAGAAATTGGATATGTCTCTTTGCCTTTCCAGTTATTGTAATACTCTCTAATTTTCTTACGCCACTCAGTACATTCCTGTAGTTTATTCCCACTAATATATCCTGCTAGATAACAATAAAACATTTAATCCTCCCTATTAAAATAATACTTTAGCTTCTTCTAAAGGTTTTAATAACTCTTTTAACTCTAATCTAATATTTTCAGTTAATTCAATTAACTCATCAATGCTTGTTGCTCCTGACCCTCTTTGACTTATACTTAAAACATCTTGTAATAGCACTGATAATGTACTATAATAATATTTATTGTTCCAAACTTCTTTCTTTTTACTTGTCAATGAACGCTCTTGTAATGTCCATTGATTGGTATCAGAAACTATTTTATAATCTTTATTTAATTGAATATTTACACTTTTTCGTTCTAACATTTTTATGCCTCTTTTTTATGTTCTTTTGTAGTATGTCCACATTTTCTACAAGTGTATGCCTCACCTTTTATTTTGGTTTTAAACCTGTTATTGTTACATTTTTCACAAATATAATTATGTGTTATCTTTTTCATTTTTCACCTCATTTTAAAACATAAACAACAGCCATGTGTTTAGGGATTATAATTTCTTTTGAAGTTGGCTCAACAAAGCTGAAATTTATCTTTGATAATATATAAGTGTCATCTACCTGTTCTAATTTATCACAATATACAAAGCCTGAGTTGCTTCTGCTCCCTATAATAACACAATACTTACTATCTTCTTTAGACATTATTTCTCCTTTTTTACATTGTTACATTTTTCACAAACAAACCTATCATCTATTTTAATACATTCTGCTTCTTTCTTACAACAAAAACATATTTGTTTATTAGTTTCCATATTCTAACCCCATCTCCTTTTTTCTTTTATCATATTTTTTATTTAATTTTTTATCTGCACAATCAAGCATTAGTATATTTATTTCATCATTAGTAAATGTCTTATGAATTTTTTTCCAGTAATCAGTATAAAAATGCCACTTTCCAAACCATCTACAGCCTATAACTTCTTCATAACCCATAATGTTGCTTAAAGGTTTATTCATTGATAAACATCTCCATTATCCCAACATTTCTTATCCTCATAATCTGCTATTTTACGTCTATACATTTCTAATTTAGCACACTCTAAAGCACCTACAATATCATTATATGTTTGATAGCTCTCTCCTGTAAAAGATAAATACCTGTTACATATAGATGTAATTAAAAAATTTAACTCTCCTACACTTAACCCATCAAGTAATTCAGCAAAAAGCTTGTTAAATCTCTTTCTATCTTCATTTTTAATGTATGGCATTTTCTTTATCCCGTCTTTCAATATATGCCTCATCTATCCAAACTTTATAGAGCCCCCACCTATCATATGTTTCAAGCTCTACAAGAAAACTACTCTGAGTTTTTTCTAATAATCTACCATTATACCCTACATAGAAACCATCTATTATTTTTACATAATCTAAAAATTTAAATTTTTCCATTACATATCCTTCCAACCCTGCTCTTTTATGTTTAATCTGCGTTCTTCTTGGTTATACACACAAGGTATTTGTGCTGTTTTCGCATTTGCTAATGGTTCTCTAATAACATCTATTTCCCATCTTCCGTAAGTACCATCTGTTTCATCATCATATAAATATCTAGCAGACATTGAAGGAAATTGATTAACCATGTTAGGAGCAAACCATTCTCCACTTACTTTTAACTGTTGAAATATAATAAGAAACCCATTAGTTTTATATAATTGCTCAATAAAATGTTTCATTATATTATCAGTTTGGCTCTTATCTTCTATCATTAACCAATCTATAATAGTAACAGCATTAGGTTCTAACTCTATTTTAGTAGCGTCTGATTGAAAATCCCACCAAAAATCTCCTTCATTTATTCCTAAAACTCTGGCAGTATCTATAAATCTACTGCCCGCCTCTAAAGAGATATAATAAGGTTTAATATCTTGCTCTATAAATGATTTTAAGAAATTTACAGAGATTGTAGTTTTACCCCATTTTGCTCTAGAGCCTAATAATATCATATCACCCCAACAAAGTCTAGCTGTTTTATTGAAAAATGGAATCTCGAAACCCAAACTATTAGTATCGGGTGGAAAAGTATCTTTCCAATTAGCGTGCTTTAGTATCTGGTAATATTTTGAGTTTCCTTTTCCTCTTTTTAATATGTAACTTTCTTTAACTAAATAACTTAATGCACTATCAACTCTTTCTTTACTCTCACCTACTATTTCCTTTAAATCTCTACTCGTTGCTTCTTCTACCATTCTTAAATACTTTATTATTTTATCAGCTAAATCTTTTTCATCTACATTAATATATTTATCTAAACTTCCAATAACATTTATAAATTCTCTTCTAGGTAATGATGGTTTACAAAAATGTTTATTTAACATATTCAATACATACTCAGTATTTTGTGCATTCAATTTTTTTCTTAATACACCACCTAAATGCATGAATACATTATGCCTATTTCCTTCTTCTATTAAATCTAAATTAAAATTTTCTGTTTTAATATCATTTTCTAATGTTTCATTTGGATTTGTTATTTTTACTTTTCCTGCATTTTTAGATAAAAGAAATTGTTTTAATTTATCTGGCATTTTAATAATAGGTTTTAATTTAGGACATTCTCGCACATCACTGTTTAAAGTTGAAGGGTATAATAGTACATAACCCCCATCATTTTCAATGTCAATATGCCCACTTCCAACATCAATAGCTGTTTTGCGTATATCTTCTTCATATTGAAAAAACAAATGATAACCGCCTAAATTATAAGCAGTCATAGTAATATCTTTCCAATCTCCTATTTCATCTTCTAAAGACTTTATATTTTTTTCTTTTTTAGTCAGTAACTCGTTTTTTCTTTCTTCTGTAGCAGTATTATTTCTAATTTCATCTTTTTCATCATTTCCTAATCCATCAAAATCAATAACAGTAATATTACTCATTCTACCTGTTTTAACTCCTAGATTATTATTTGTTCTTAACCAATCTCTCCACTTTATCATTTCAGTGTGATTTTTTGTAGTCCATTCTCTTTCAACAGGCACTTTACTATTAACTCTAACAGGTAATAAATCAAAATTATTTTCATAATAGAAATCTAATACTTCAGTTAAATTTTCATTAGATACATATTTCATTTTAAATAAATCTGATAGATAAATCAAGATTTCATTGTTAGTACATTTCTCTCTATCTTTTTCCAATAATCTCACACATTCTACAATATCATATTTTACTTTACATGCATTACAATGTATTTTAGGAAAATATGGTAATGTCATAGCAGGCCCTTTACATTTAGGGCAATCTATAATAGTTGTAGTTACTATTTTATTAGGTATTTTATAACCTTTTAATCTTAAATAATCATAGAGTTTATCTAAAATTTTACTGTTTTGACTCATACACTTACCACCTTATAAAATTTGTTATATATCTCTTCCATTTTTGGTATTATAGTAGTTTCATCTATTTGCCCTGCTAATGCTGTAATAGCAGTGGCAACTGATGATAAAATAGATAATCTTTTAATTTGTTCACTCTCTACTGGAGTTTTTGGTTTCATATAGTCAAATGGCATTTTTAACAGAGGATTAATATTTACTACTTCATCTTTACTAACAACTTCAGTAGGTTTTACATCTTCTTTTTCTACAACAGCACTTGCTATTTTTTTAATAGATGTTAAAATTTTTTCTTTATTTATATCTTCTTCAAAAGTTATTTCTACTTCATCTCCTTTATCAATAAGTTTAATTGCTTCTATGACTTTAATTGTTTTATACCATTTACTTTTACTTAGAGTATCACCTATTTTAAAATATCCATTTCCACTCGCAACAGCTAATATTTTCATTTCTTCTCCTTTTTTCTCTTTTTTTTCTTTGCTTTATTAAAATCCACAATTTTATCTTGTTTATAAATATCCTTATATCTGTTTTCTAAACTTTTCATATAAAACAATCTTCTATAATCCCAATCTTTTTTAGGTAGCAGATATAAAATATCTTCTACTTTCTCTTCAATAACTTCTGGTAAACTAATTAAATTTACTATCATATTTCTTTTATCAAAATCTTCTTCATTAGCAATTTCAGTAATTAAATTATCAGCCGCTTCTTTTTTAATTTTTTTAGCTAATATCTTATATGGGTCTTTAATATGTTTATATCGTTTAGATTTAGGGCTAAATAGTTTTACATTTTCATACGCTACTAATTGTTCATAATCAGTATCGCTGCTAATTATAATACACTCTCTATCTTTAAACTTTTTAACTCCATATGCAATTATATCATCAGCTTCTAATTTTGAAGCTTTTAATACATGAAATGGTGTATTCATATCTAAATTACATAACAAATTATCAAAACTTGCAAACTGTTGTTTCCAATTAATATCATGTTTTTCACGAGCTTCTCTACGATTTGCTTTATAATTGGAATCAACATCTTTTCTCCAACTTCCCTCAGGACTATCTGCAGCTATAATAACTAAATCTTCTTCATTCAACCCTACTTTTCTCAAATCTCCTAATATCATAGTTACAGCAGTATAACACGGGCTCATTTGTTTATGTGCATACCACGCAAAGATGGAAGTAAACATGGTTATTCCAAAGTCTATAAATATAATTTTTCTATAGTTATTCGTTGATGTCGTCATCAATAAAAGTGTTGATTTGTTTGAAACAAAATAGACAATAATCTTTACCTGCTTTTTTTACAGAATCATCATCTTCTAAAATTGGTTCCTTACAGTAACAACACCAACTAATGACATTATCCTCATAATTGTCACGAATCAGTTTTTCCTTCATTTTTCTCCTCATTGTAAGTATCAAGGTCATGTTCTTCCACATGACTGAAATTTCTTTCCCATACGTTTTTCATGTTTCTAAATACATAAAATATATCTTTCTCTTTAATATCTGTCCAATCTAAACTTGCCATTTTTTTAAACTTATCATAAACAGAGTTTATATCAATAATGTCCTCACGCTCTACTTTTTCCTCAAGGGATTCATCTTTACCATAAGGCAATCTAAAAATTCGAGTAGTGTATGTATCTTCTATAATATTAAACTCTACAAACCTATCTAAAAAAGTATCAAAATTATCTTGTTTATTTTGTAGATTTGTATCTATAGGAGTTCTTCTTTTATCATCAATATGAAACCCTCTTTTTAACCACATAATATACATATAAGTACCTATCTTTAAAGGGTCTTTCTCTCTGTGAGTATTTTTAAATCTTTTTACATATTTACCAAGTGTACCTATTAGCCAATTTTTACCGAAGTCATCAAATAAATCATCAGTAGATTCTCTAGTAGTACTACCTTTTAAAGTATATTTCTGACCACCATACATGAACTGATTTTTAATGTAGTAATAAAAATCTTTTTTTTCTTTTCTCATAATTTATCTCCTAATTAAAACAGTTCCATTTGACTCAATTTTTCTTTGACAAATTCTCTATTTTTGTCTCTTTCCATAAATACTTCATCGTGTATTTTTTTATAACAATTAACATGATACCATTGATTGCAATTTTTACCTGTTTTCCATGCATTTGCTAAATCTCCTTTATATATGTATCTTTTACAGCAAGGACAAATAGTATCAAATTTAGCAACGATTTGTGTTGATTTTTTTGGCATTTTAACTTACCCCCAATTCTCTATTCCATCGTTTTCTATCAATTAATATACACTTTGTTAAAATCTCCATATTGTATGATAATTCTCTGTTTGACCAACCCATTATATATTGTATTTTATTTAATAACTTATCATCTTTAATTTCTATTTTTGTACTTTTATTTAAAAACGGTGTTTTATTCTTCTTTACAATGTTAAAATATAATAAATAATAGTAATGTAGTGGTTCGATATAAAATAGATAAGTTAATATCTTTTTTAAAGTCTTTAAATTACTAGCATCAAAACTAAGCCATTTGGTTAATACAATGTTTGTTGACATATCAGTTACAACTGAATCTTTTTTCTTCTGATATATCTGGTCTAGAAATGTAAATAAATTCATAGTTTGGTTTATTAAGATTGAGACTAGAGTTTAAAGTGCTCTAGTCTCAATATGAGAATAATAATGTGACAGTCTCTTAATTACTGCCTACGGAGATATTTGGTAATGTTCCTTCAATAATTACATTCAGAGTTTTATCACTAATAACTTTGACATTATCTAACATACCATGCAATTTTTCTGCCTGTTTTTCAGCTATCTCTACTTCTGCTCTACGTTTTCCTGCTTCGCCACTATACATAGCTTCACGTAGTAACTGTGCTCTCTCAGCTTCTGCTCTACCTTTTGCTATAATACCTACAGCTTCAGCAATATCAGCATCTCTCTTACCTTCAGCTTCAAGTATTCTTTTTTGCTTTACAGCTTCTGCTTTCAATACTTCTTTTGCTTTTTGTGCTTCAGCATCTTTAATTTGCTCAATCTTTTTAGATTCCGCTTCTTGTCTACGCTTTTCAACACTAGCTTGAGCTTCTGCAAATGCTCTACGTGCTTCTTCTTCAGCTGCCTTAGTTTCTTCTACTTTTCTTAGTGTTTGCTGAATAGCTAAAACTTTCTTACCTATTTCAGTTTCATATTCAACATCAAGATAAACTTTATAGATAATAGTGTTCTCTACATAAATTCCTCTATCTTTAAAGACTGGATGATTTTTCAACTCAATATCTACTTTGTCTTTAAAATCAACAAATCCTTGACCTGAATAAATATCTAACGCTTTATTAGGTCTAGCTATCTTGTTAATAACGTCTATTACTGTTCTTTTTACAATTACTGATTCATAAGTTTTACCTATACCATCTTTGTGAAGTAAAACTAATTTGTTAGGGCTAAACTTTGGTGCTCCATTTTCATCTTGCTCCCAACCTACTCTATAGTTAATAGACATAGCAACCCAAGCTTTTTGACCACCACCTTCTCCACAATCAACTATAATTCTTGGAGCTTCTGCATCTTTATTAACTCTGACATCATCAAATGTACATTTTTGAGTTCCTATATCATACTTATAAACATCCCAAAGCCACCCAAAATAAAAGTGTGTACCTGATAACTGTACTCCATCAACAACACCTCTAATTAAATGCTGCCTTACTACTGCTTCACTTCCTTCCACTTTTACTATACCTAATGTTTTGGCAGTGACAAATATTGCTATTATAGCAACAATGGCACAAATCCCAAGCTTAATCTCTTTACCCATTTTGGCTCTCCTTTAACAAATTGTTAATAATTTTTCTTGCAGCCTTTAACTTATCCTTATCTATTGTAGGGCTAGTTTTAGCCTCGTATAAGATGGCTTCCAATTTGATTACAGCTTCTTCCTTTGCCATCTTTAAGTTTTCTGTTAAATCTATTTTCCTACATTTTTTAAATAAAAAGTATGCTATAATCCCTATACACAATAATATCATCAAAAATCTGAACATTAATATTACCATAATATTCTCCTTAAATTTCTATTTGGTTAATAACTTTAACAGCAGTTTCACCTTGCTCAATTGCTTCTAACATATCAAACACTTTATCACTCCATCCTGCAATCAAATGTACTTCACCCTGTCTTACATCTATAGGAGTGTTACCATATCCAGACACGTCAAATAAATAAAGTTTAGCATTAGGAGCAATCTTTTTATAATTGTTCCAATATTTACTAAAATCTTGTGTGTTACCACCATACCCATATTCACTATCCCACATTTGACAATCAGTAAATATGAATACTTTATCCATTTTTACATTATTTTCAATTAACCACTCTATCACTTTGTAACCGTTAGTAGAATATCCTACTTCTCCTTCTCTCTCATGAAGTTGTAAAGTATTGTGTAAGGGGTTATTAGGAGCTATGTTAACAGCTTTCCAAGTGTCTCCAAAAAATCCAAGTATGTTGTTAGGTGCTTTTAAAGCTAATAGTTGTCCTAACAATAACCCTATATCATAAAATTGAACTTGAGATTTACCAGATATAGTACTTTCCATAGAAGCAGATACATCACTTGCAATAAGCACGTCACAATCCATTCCAACTACATTATCAATACTTATTTTTACTGCATCTTCTAAAGCTTTCAATACTTGATTTTTTCTAGTAGATGCTACACTCTCTAAACTTAAATAAGCACTAAAAAATCTAAAAGGTAATTGTTTAGATTTCTTAACAGCTACAGGATTGCTTAAATAATCTGTTACTTTTGTCACATGCTCTCTAGAAACATGTGCTTCTAAAATATTTCTTAAATTTCTAAGCAATGCCATATAACCTATTTTCTTACTGTCAATTAACTCTTCCCACTTTTTTGTAAAAGCTTGAGTTTTAGCTTCTTCTGTCTCATAATTATCTTGTCCTAATTTAGATAACTCCACTTCCCAAGTATAAGGTACTTCTAAAGTATTTTCAGCTATTTTTTTGAACAATTCTTTTTGCTCGTCATTTTGAGGTTTAGGGTGAGTTAAAAACAATGCATCTCTTAAAGTGATTTCTTTTTTCATTTAATCCTCCTTTTTATTTTGTGGCATTCTTCACATAAAGTAATTCCATTATCTACATCCCAAAATGGTGGATAAGTGATAGATAATCTCAATAAAGTTTCTTTATCTTCTATAGGTGAAAATTGATTGTATTTATTAAGAAATCCTTCTAATATAATATTAAATTCTTTCTTGTGATGAGCTTCTAAATCTCCACCCCTATGAAAACATTCTTGACAAGTATAATCGTTTTTTTCAAATATTTGTTCTCTCCACAATTTATATTGACTTAACTGTCTAATTCTAATACATAAATCGCTAATCCCACCTTTCCAATTCCAATGATTTTGTTTTTGCATCCCTGTATTTTTTAATGCATTATGTGTTGCTTTTCTTTTATTTTTGTTCCAAGGAATAATACCTTTTTTAGCTCCACCAATACCAGGCCTTTTCTTCCCAGTGTTAGATATTCTTATTTTATCTTTCCATAAAATACTTCTACCTAGAAGCGACTCACTATATGTTCTAGCTTTCAAATTACATTCTTTAAATCTATTACAAACAGTTTGTTTAGTGCAATTATATAAATCTGCTATTTGTTTATAAGATAATTTTTTATCAAAATATAATTCTTTTAAATCTTTTTGAGAGATTAACACTTTATTACTTCTCACTAAATTCTCCCGCCCCACTTAGCATATTGGTACTCATCAAACTTACCACTTTCAAATATTGTTCTTATACCTTTTTGTATTTGTTTATTTAACTTATTTAATTTTTTAGTATCTTTTCTTCCTTTTTGATAACAAGCTAATAATTCTGTTATCTCGTCAGGGCGTTGCACTATTCTATTTACCATTTTAGATACTAAACTATCTCCTTTATGTATTTTAGCTAACTCTATTGCTAACAATACAGGAACACTTCTTAAATACATTTTCTCTCTAGCATAAATAGCTAATTTTGCAACAAAGTCAGGGCTACATTGTTTAATAAGTTTAACTAACCTATTAAGCCTATCTTCATCTTTTTCATAGAAATTATTATTTAATATTGTAGTGCATACAGCACTGTATAACTCTAATTCAGGAGAAAGTTTATAAGCTTCTGCTCCTTCATAATTAGTAGTTACATTAATTTTTTTAGTAGCGGTGTTAAATTTAGCCATTTTTCAACTCCTTTTTAATTTAGGGGAAACAGGCGAGCTGAGATTTTTTTGTTTTCATATAAACGAAGTATCTCAACTCTACGTCACCCTGTTAATATCATTATATGTTAATGGGGGAACATTCATAAAGAGATTTTTTTGCAGGCTATAATACCTGCTGGGTCATTTTCTTTAACGAAGTATCTCTTTACTACGCCACCCAATTTTTTACAAAGAGGGAACAAATGAATAGAGTTTTTTCTAGACCGAAGTATCTCTATTCTACGCCACTCTTTTTTATACTCTTTATTATAAAGAGGAGAACAAACGATGAGAGAGATTTTAGTGCTCTGCCAGTTGAGCTACAGTCTACAA